GTATAAGCGTAAGTACTAGCATTTCCTACAAAAGTAGCAATATACCCAGTATCAGCAGAACCTGTGCTGCCGCCCACGTTTAGAGAACCAATGGTGGAACTAGCGCCATTATATGGAATAGCTACCAGATTATTGGCGTCTTGATTGACTGACTTTTCAGAAGGATAAGTTACAAAAACGTTTACTGTACCGCTAAAGGTGACTGCTGACCCTGAGTTGGAAGAAGCTAAAATAGTAGTACGAGTTAATGTACCGCCTGTTGCATATGTGCCAATACCTACTTCCCAGTTTCCAGAGGTATCTGTGGCGGAATAATAGGTCGTATTTCCATTACCAATTACGGTAAAGGATTGAAAGCCAACAACCGACCCAGTAAGACTAAAGCTTACTGTGGTGTTTGCCACCCCAGTTTGCTGAACGCGGTCAGCCAATACTAAAGACATTATTTATTCTCCAGTAGCTGTTTGACCCATGTATAGCCTTTGTGGGACTTGCGCTCGCCATAAATACATTTAATAACATTAGCATGCTGAAAGCCCGCATCATTCACGGCTTTAGCGCCAAGAAACTCAATTTGCTCACCAGTTTGCATGTTGGTTCCAATAATTTTATATTTAAGACGGTTTGTGTTTCCTACTGCATATTTGTTTCCAAGCAAACTTTTTGTTATTTTTTGTTTATGTTCTTCTGTAAGATTTTTACCAACATTTTTAGCTCCACATTTACGTTTAGTTTCTTCTGAATGTTTACGACCTTTATTCCATGTTGCAGATTTACCAATGCGGCTTTCACTCATTTTTTTACGGGATTCTTCACTTGGAGAAATACCTTTGTTCCACGATGTTCTTCCGGTCATAGCGGCAGAAAGTTTTTGTTTGCATTCCTCGGTAAGCGGAATACCTTTATTCCAGACAGGAGTAGTTCGCTTAAATCCAGAAGTACCTTCACCACCATTAGTCTTATTGCACAGCTCATACCCCATCGATTTAAAGCAATCAATAAGTAAAACTTCATGGTCTAAGGCTTCTTTTTCGGTTTCCCAATGAGCAAGTATTTGTGCTTCGGGTTTACCATACTTATCCACAACGTTATTCCAATGAGAACCACGCTGATAAAAAGAAAATGCCCTACCCCTTTGGCCTTTACCTATGTAAAATAAGCGGCCTTGGGGAGTATAATGGGCATACGTATAGAACATGAAACTCTAAGTTATTGATTTTTATCAGGATTGGGCAGTGGTAGTATAGGAAACTGCCAAACTGTCTCCGTTAGCTACAATTTTGCTACCGCCAGTAAAGTTACCAGCAGAATACAAAATACCAGTAGTGGAGTCTTTAGTAGCAGAGGCTGTTGCGCCAGAGTTAATAAAGCAACCAAATACTGTGCCTGAACTTGTCATCGAGAAAGTTAAAGCAGAAGCAGCTTTAGATACGATATTGCTTGGAGATGCAGAACCGTTATTGGTTGCAGCAGACCAGTTTGGTGATTGACGGTTACCAGTATAAGCTGGAGCGTTTGTACCGCCCACTTCAATCCAACCAGTATGGCTAGAAATTGTGTCAGACTGTACATAGTTAGCAGTAGCTGATGCGCTTCCTACCAATCCAAGATAGTTAGCGCCAGAAGCAGTACCGCCACCAGTACCAGTTGCACCAAAATAATAATCAAACAATGCTCCTTTACCAACGGCAGTCACCAAGTTAGGAGCTTTGTCTTCCCACTTGAGATTGCCATCTTTGTCATAGCATTTAACGTCATAATATCCTTGGATTCCCAAGAACTCTTCAGAGCCAGCACCACGAGTTACCGCAGCGGTACTGATGTCTCCAATATTCGATTTTTCCATGTAAAACTCCTTAACTAATTGTCAGTACTGCTGTTGTTGATGTTGGGGTTGGGAATGTTACTGTAAATGAATTTGCGCTTGTAATATCGCTGCCAAAATTCAAAATAAAGCAAGCCGCCCCAGTGGTTGCATTATAAACCAACGCACCCCTTGCGGTAATGCTTCCGGTCCAAATAACGTTGTTAAACGAGATAAAAGCAATGTTATTCGCTGTATCTTGGGTTGGCGGGTTGGAGATTGTCAAAATCTGTCCTCCAGCCGTATATCCGCTACCAGTTGACTCATTTACTGAGGTATAGGCAGTAGTTGTATTGTTTAAATTAGCGTTCGCATTATATAAAGCAATCTTATAGGTATAAGGAGAACTCAGGGTAAAGTTCTCCAAACCTGACAAAATGTTGGCTTTAAATAAGGTGGTTTGACCTTGAACTATTGGCATTATGCTTTGCTATATGGTAATTTTGTTTGCGTTTCACGATAAGCATCGCCACGTTCTAAAGTATCGCCAAGACGTTTCATTTCAGCAAGAGCTTCTTGGAATTTATCTTCATAATACTTGATAATGTCTTGTTCCTGCTTTTGGAACAGCATTGCTTCACGCATAGCGCCATAAAATAGTACTGGGTCATAATTATCACCAAGCCAGCTTTGACCTTGTGCGTTATTAACAGTTGCTATGCTAATGGTAAATCCTGAGCCTGTACCGCCAATATCGGCTGAGGCTACGCTTAATACATCTCCAGCCTGATAGAAACTACCACCATTTTGTAAGGTGACAGTTGCTACGTTGCCACTACCGTTGACTAAAATATCACAAGTAGCGCCCGAACCAGAACCGCCAGTCATTGAAATATTTTGATATAAGCCGGGGCTATATAAAGTACCTGCGGTAAAAGTGGCATTTAAAGTAGCTGTAACGCCTTGAACAATTGACACTGGATAGTAAAAATAATGTAACTCAGTGCTATAAGACGAGTCAGGAGTAGGACCAACAATAGCGGTTAGCTCATTAACATTAGAAGTAGAACTACCAAAAATAGCGTAGTACTTAGGCATAGTCCAAGATGTTGAGCCATTATTAGGATACGCTTCACGAATAAAGTTGACATCTTTGTTTAATAAATAAGTGTAATTACCGCTAGAATCAATTACAGCAATAGAATACGTGGCTAACCAGTCAAACGGCAAAGTTAAATACTGGTTGCCAGAGCTAAATGTTCCTGTAACGTTTTTACGCAATGATGGAATTTGAACCGAGTTGTATATACGAGTTTCAGCCTGCTCAACAAAGAACGGAATATTAGCAACAAACGTAGGCTCATTGGTTTGAGCGTATGTCTGTATATTGTTTAGCAGGGTCTCGTAATTCATTACGCCATCGGTCCTCTAGCAATACGACCTTTAGTAGCCGCACCATTACCACGGGTCTCAAGACCTTCAGTTTTTACTTTACCGGTTCCATAGGCAACGCCATTTGTTAATGGGTCGCTAATAGATGCGTCTTTGGCTGACTTAGTTCTGCCATATTCGCCATCCTTCATTACTTCTGTACCGTCAATAGACTTTCCTGCCATTGTGTGTGGACGGGCATAGTCACTTGCTGGTTTGTCATCACGATTTTTACCAACTACCATTTTTGAAGAATTCTTGGTTGTTGGCTTTACATTTTTTGCGATTGCCATATTAACGACCTCTTGAAGAAGACTTTTGATTAGCTACACGAGCCATATTACGACCCATGCTACGCAAGTTTGCTTGGGTTACACCACCTTTAGCCATTTTCTTAGCGTCCATGCCGCCCTTTTTGAGCTTGAGCTTGGTGTGTTCACCTTTATGCTCTTGAGCATCGTGCTGCTTCATAGCTTTTTTAATTTCCTTATCAGCCATAGCTTTATCTTGCTTCATATCTGCTTTTTTTGATTCCATCTTTGCCATTTTTAACTCCTAAGTTACTGTTATTGTTACTGAATTAATATTACCGTTCCCAACTAAATAATTGGGAGTAAGGTTTCTATCAAAACCACTAGAGCCTCCAACGGGAGCATAGCCCCACTGAAATACTCTACTACCACCTTCAGGATATCCAGCTTCTGTAACAGAAGTGTTTCCGCCCTGTTGTATCTGTAAACCATTTACTCCAGAAGCATAATAACTAATATCTGGTCTTGGTTCTCTTACCGCCTGAGGGTCATTCACCGGATACATACCCAATCTTAATTGAGGATGGTCTGGGTCCCAACACTCTGGACATACCTTAATACTTACCAACTTTGTTTTAATGGTTAGTTTTTTTAATTGTACTAACTTAAAACGTTGACCACAGCGGTCACATTCGGCTATTGAGTGTTTAGCTGAAGCATACCGTGTTGGCATTACTTACCTCGCATAAAACAGATTGCGTGGCACAAATCGAATAGACACATCCTCTCTATCTTCTTCCATAGCTTGTTCAAGCTGAGTCATATATTCTTGCTTTAAACCCATAGCGCGCTGAATATCAATTCCCGGAATCTTCATAGAAAGATAATAAGATAGTCCAGCAACCAAACAGTTAATCCATCTAAATGGGATATCTTGGACATAAGTACCCGTTCCAGAATCTTGAACACGTCTCATACGCCAATAAACAAGCGTATAGGTCGTCCCGTTATCTGGGGTGGGCCATACTGCCAAAGATGGTAATTGCTGGTCATAAATAGGCGCTCCGACGCTATGAGACACCGCTACAGTATTATATTGACCACGATAGCAGTTTAATAGCTGATTACCTGAAATATTGACATATCCAATGATTTCATTGTCAATCTGGATAAATCCAGTTGAGCGCATTTCAAATGTAGAGCTAAGGGTAATTGTAGTTGCCGTTGGGGTCAATGAAGCCGCTAAAGTGACGCCCGTATAAACATTAGAGTTACCAGTTTGACGGTTATACCAAACTTGAATTGGACGTCCGTATGTCAATTTATTAGGAATAGTAGAGTAAGTAGACTCTGAAATACGGTTTAAATTGATATCTTGCTGATTAGATGCGCTTGCATTATTGGTTCTAGTAACCAAATCTAAAATATCAATCGTATCCGCCCCAACTGGGTATAGTGCTTGACCATAAACTAATGGAATGGAGATTTCCTCAACTGTCCAAAAGTTAATACCACGGTTAGCCCACTCAATGGTTAAAAGGTTAATAGACCGTTTAGCGGTTTTTAAATCATATCCAGTGCGTAATTGCGAGCCACATCTCTCAAATGACTCTTCGACAAGTTCAGTGAGGTCAAGGTTAAATGTAGAATTACCACTGGTATATGCCATTATTTCTTCATGCCTTTAAGGGTTTCAGCCAGTCTAGCTCTCTGCCCTAATTTGCCGGGTTTTTTTGCAGCGGAAGCTAGTTTTTTGGCAGGAATAGTCTTGCCTTCCTTGACGCCTAACTCTTTGCGTAAAGCACCGGGCTTTTTAATTGCCTTTTGTATCCACTTTTCAGCCATTTTTAACTCGCTTGTGTAGGAGTTTCTGGGGTTGATTCTACAGGAACTGCTTGCACTACAGGAGCCGGCTCTAAATGGGCTTCTAAAGTCTTTAATAAAGCTTCTGTGGTTGGATGTGCAGCACCAAAAGATTGAACCTCATGTTTAATAGATTTTTTAATAATATCCAATACATGTTCTGCTTCATCTACAAAGTGTTGTAATAAACTCATTTTTTCCTCGCTGCTCTCATGTTATCGACTAAATTGGGATAAGGTCTGCCAGCCGCTTTAGCCATTTCTTTGGCTTTAGCTTTCTTTTCAGAAGACATTTTCTTGGGTTTTCCTAATCCTTTTGGACGTGGCTTATCCCAAACTTCTCCGCCTTTTGCATAAAGGTCAACATCATTTGGATTATCCGTGCGATGAATAACCTTTTTCTTAGGCATTTTGGAAGGGCTAATATCACCCATTCCACGGCTTGGCATCATTTCTTTTTGCCCTTAGCCATTCCGCCGCCACACATAGCTTTTACGTGCTCGTGATGGAGTTTGTGACCAGCAGCGTGAGCTTTGTAATGCT